TGGTACTAATCCATCAAGCGGCGGTACTTTATCTTCATACAATGCTCCAACTGGCCAAACATCGACCGGAACATATAATGCTCCAACTGGAAAAACATCGACCGGAACATATAATGCTCCAACTGGTCAAACATCAACAGCAACATACAATGCTCCAACTGGCCAAACATCGACCGGAACATATAATGCTCCAACTGGAAAAACATCAACAGGCACTTATAATGCACCAACGGGTCAAACCTCAACAGGCACTTATAATGCACCAACGGGTCAAACCTCGACCGGAACATATAACGCTCCGACTGGACAAACGTCGTCAACATATAATCCAAATACTCCGGCAGTTGCCGGTACCTCATCATCAGCGCTCGGCGTGACAGCTCCCGGATCGGCGACCGGAGGAACTCCAGCAACACCGGTAGGTCAAACACTTGTTAGCTATTATACATATCCAGATAACGCAACATATCCTGTGACAGTGGCTCCTGGGGGTAATATAACTATAGTAGTATCGTAATTTTTATATAATGAGGAATATATAATGACTTTTGACTTTCAAAAATATAATGCGCCGTTGGAGTGTTTTGCTATATGGGAAGGTGGATTTACACCTGAAGAAGTAGACAAAATCCTTTATATGGAATCTCTCCAAAACTTTGGAAAAGGTACAGTAGGATCCGAGAATGCAGTTGCTAAAAAAGAAGTCAGAGACTCTGAAATAGCATGGATTCACCCCGATCAACATTCCCATTGGTTATTTGAACGACTTGCTGCAATCACATCAACCATAAATCATCAACAATTTATGTATGATATTAAAGGTGTTGAACTTCTTCAATACACAAAATACAATATTAACCAACACTACACTTGGCACTGGGATGTTGAGTTTGGTTGGCAAAACTTTCAGCGTAAAATCTCTGCCACGATGATGCTCTCTGATCCTGATGAGTATGAAGGTGGTGAACTCGAGGTTTGCAATAATGGCAATTTTGAAGATACTAAAGTAGTGAAACCTAAAAAAGGTGATATTGTTTTCTTTGCATCTTGGATGCCGCATCGAGTAAAACCAGTTATTTCTGGTGAAAGAAAATCATTGGTAATGTGGGTAATGGGAAAAAGGCAATCGTAATGTTTAACTTCTTTAAAAAACCGGTGATGGAATTCTATTGCCATCCAGAACAACATGGTGTTATTCCTGAACCAAAACCGGCTGCAAAGTATATAGCAGATTGGTTTAAAAAAATTCCTGTCGATCTTGATGAAAGAGACACGTTTGGTGCTCGATCAATGTCTGCAAAGAAATGTATGCCAATGCTAGATGCAATGACATTAGGATACGTGATTCCTTTACAAGCAGATCTACATCTCATTTCTAATCACGATCGCACTCATATTGAGGTGACAAATCCTCCTGGTACAAAGATTTGTGAGTTTCATAATATCAAGCAAGTTGGTGAAAAGACTGCGCCCGGATTTCCGGCAGCTCCAATAAAGTTCATCAACTATTGGGTGATTAAAACAAAGCCCGGTTATTCTACGATGATCATGCCATTAGTTAATAATTTTGATAATGACTTTACGTGTTTGTCAGGTCTTGTCGACACTGATAGATATCCTAAAGAAATCAATTTTCCTGCAATCTGGCACACTCCTAACTTTGATGATATTATTCCAGCAGGAACTCCACTTGTTGTAGTGTTTCCTATTAAAAGAAGCGATATTCCATCTAAACCAATCGTCAGAGAAATGACCACTAAAGAATTTAAACACATTGATAATATCAAAAAAGCACAAGACAGTCGTCGTCATGTCTATACACAAGAATTGAGGGAACCTAGAAAATGATTTTCAATTTTCTTAAAAAGAAAAAAGATCTTGAATTTGTAGATACCAGTAGAACTGCTTATCAGACATATCCTGTTGTAAGAGCGGCTGATATCAAACCGCGCACATTTGAATATCAAAAAAACAAATACAAAAAGCATATGTTGCCTCACTGCCCCGGTATGATTCAATATGCTGAGATGGGATATATTATTCCTGCATGGATTGATATTCACATTAGAGCGAATAAAGCAGGTGTTGCTCACTATATTGGATCTGACGAACGCGGAACCCGCGGATATTTGCCAGGTAGAGTAATGGGTGCAGACGTAATCGATGGGATCTTTGAACCAGAAGATGGTGTTCCGTTGACTCCTCTTAATTTTGGAGCACCTTGGGCTATTTTTGGTCGTGGTAATATTACAGCCTTGTTATTACCTGCGATTTATCATTCAGACTTCTTAGACGATTTGATGGTATTACCTGGATCTGTTGATTATGAAAAGTTTCATACTGCCAATTTTATCTGTGCTCCAAAGCGTGAGTGCGAGGTACATATCAAAGCTGGAGATCCTTTGTTGCATGTGATCCCGTTCTGGAATAAAGAATTTAATGCTGGATTTGGGCCTGGATCACAAGATCAAGTAGACAAATGGAATAATGAAATTCCCGGTGATGATAAACAATATTATCGTAGGTTTCAAATGTTAAAGAAAGTGTTTAGGTTGTCAAAATGAAAATATTTGTATCAATCTGTTCTTATAGAGATCCACTTTTACATTATACTCTTGAGAGTTTAATTGAAAACAAATCAAATAGACACGAAGCAACTTACTCGATCTTAGAACAGATCGTATACAAAGACTCGCTTGAGAAGTTATATCCAGAACTTGTGGCAAGACCGGATGTTGTTTATAAAAGAGTCGAACCACAATATTCAGACGGGGTAGGTTGGGCGAGAAAGGTTAACTCACTGAATGTAAGAGATGAGGATTTCTTTTATCAAATCGACAGTCATATGGTGTTCGATGAAAACTGGGATCGATATCTTGTAGAAGACTATAAGCGTGGTGTCAAGAAATCTGGTAGTAAGAAAGTTATTATTGACGGTGGAACTAAAACTTATACGTTAACTGAAAAGTTTGAACCGTATAAACATATAGAAGCTTACGGAATTACCACACATGCAAAATATTTTATGTGGGACAGAAATTCTATATTAGCAGTACATGGACATCATGTTCCTCCTACACCAGATGTGATGCCTACAGCACATCTTTTTGCCGGCAATCTTTTTACTCATGTCGAATGGCTTCAAAATGTAGGAATCAATCATCTTTCGTTTTTTGATGCTGAAGAACAGCTTCTTACTATGACATCATTTGAAGCCGGTTACTATATGTACGCGCCGACTGAAGTTAAAGTATATCATTTCGCCGGATCCGGAGAGTATACTACTAAACAGTGGTATAAACCTATTATTAGTATGGATAAATACTCAGAATGCGTAAAAATATCTGTTAAACAGTGGACAGATTATCTTGAATATGTTCAAGAATCCGTTCTCATAGATTACTACAAATATTCTGGCGTAGATTACATTAATCAAAAGATCGAAGATCGCGGTCGAGACTATCCTGCATTAGTCAGTAAAATGAATTATCCTTTGATACCAGGCGAAACTCACGTCGTTATTAATAAAGAAATTGAAGAAGACACTAAATCTAATATAATTGTTAATGAAGAAATTCAAGATGATAAAGGTGAAATAACAAATGACAGTGCCGAATCTCAAACGGAATAGAGAATGTGGAGATTGTAAAGAATGCTGTACGGGCACTTTATATGCTGATATTTACGGAAAAATTATGGATAAGGGAAGACCGTGTCACTACTTAGGTGGAGAGGGTTGCACTATTTATGAAAAAAGGCCAGGTGTTTGTAAAGCATATGCATGTGAATGGCTAAGAGATGATTCGACACTTATTCCAGAATGGATGAGACCGGATTTATCAAAAGTTATTATTACGCAAAAAGGCTGGGGTGATAATCTTCAACACAATTATTGGAATATCGCAGAAAGCCATCAGAAGATTGATTCTGTAATCTTAAATTGGGTCTATATGTATACGTCTTCTCATAATATATGTGCTAACATTGAAGTTGACGGAAGATGGTATCAAATGGGCCCTCCCGAATTTGTAGAATATATGCAGAGAAGTGTTTCGGCGACTTAAATCTATGTTATACGAAGAAATAAAACTTAAAAATCCTGGGGTATTAAAAACAAAACTACCTAATGATATATTCAGGCAGATAAAAGCTGATGCACTTGCAGATGCTGAAAAAAAGATCCCATATAATGAACATTTAGTAGGTCAAATTGCTGGTGAATATCAAATCAAAGTAAATCCATATTTTGAAAAAATTATTAATAATATGTGGATTGAATATAGAGAAAGATTTGACTATCATCTTTCAAACCAATATTATATTTCTGATACAGCATGGATAAATGTCCAGAAAAAACATGAATTCAATCCCGTGCATCATCATGAAGGTGCAGCATCTTGGGTTATATGGTTACAGATCCCGTATGATTTAGAGGAAGAATTGAACACTTTTAAAAATGCAAAAAGTCGTGATACTTCTTTATTTTATTTTTATTATAATTCGTTTATAGGAACACAAGAAAATTCCCCGCTGTATATTGATAAACAATGGGAAGGAACTATGATTATGTTTCCGGCGATGCTGAAGCATAGCGTATATCCATTTTATACTACAGACTCTCCAAGAATTTCAATATCTGGGAACATTGAAGTCCATGCATGATATTCAATTTTGGAAAGAATTATGTCCAAATCTTACGATTGCAGAAATAGATCGTTGGGCAACACCGTCAGAAATTGCTATAGAAGATGTCAAAGATAAAATAGTTAACGACGGATATTTCCATATACCATTTGACTCATGGAATCTGCCTTTCGATGAAATGACTCGATGCATTGAAAAGTTAAAAGATCTTGATATGCAACCAGTATGGTGTTTTATATACGACGAGTTTTGGTTATTGACGGTCAAGATCGATGCACACATCAAATCTATTCTTGGTGAAAATTATTATCGGCTTCCTGAAGTGTGGGCATGGCATATCGATCCATCGAAAGAAGAAAGAGGCTGGAAGATACATCGAGAAGGCGGATATTATAGTACATTTGATGACGGTCTTCCAAAAACTTTAACTATCTGGATTCCTTTAACAGATGCAACTTCAGAGAATGGTTGCATGTGTGTCGTGCCAATAGCAAACGATCCTAACTTTTATAATACAGACGAATCGTATTATGCAAATTGGCAAGAAGATTTTTATGATAATAGTAAAAAAATACTTGAAGCCAAATCAGGAGATGTGCTTGGATGGCATCCGCAGATATTACATTGGGGGAAAAAATCTACTAATAAAAATGCAAATCCGCGAATATCAATATCCATGGAGTTTGTTTCGAATCGTATATTAGAACTAAATGATACTGCGTGTTTTTATGACAAAGAAGAACATCCATGGTTAGATCCATTTTATATTCCAGATCTGACTAAAAAGACAGAACTCATAAATAAGCTAGTATCACGATATCAACATATGTGGGAAAAGTAAATGCCTGAACTAACCAAATACGAAAAATTAGTAAGACTTCAGCCGGTCGATTTTGTGCCTGAGATACAATTGTATCTATGTGATACAGCACATCACATCGTATATCCCGATAGATATCCTTGTTGGGCATACGCATGGGTAGGCGGAAAGGCACTTGCCAGATATATTCTTGATAATCCGCAATTAGTTCAAGGCAAAACAATCATTGACATGGCAGCTGGATCTGGAATTGCAGCCATCGCAGCTAAAATGGCTGGCGCTGCAAGAGTAATAGCAGTCGATGACTATACACCGAGTATAGAAATCATGCAACTCAATGCTGAAGCGAATGGCGTTGAAATAGAATTGGTTCAACAAAGCGTTTTTGACTATCAACCAAGCCACGCCTATGACTTATTCATAATGGGCGATCCATTCTATAACGATGATCTCTTCTCGTATGTTGAAAATAATTTCAAACCAGTACTTGTCGGATGCCCGGTAAGATCTCATACTTTGTATTATAATTTTTATGTAAAAAATCCAATACACACATATACTATTGAATCACCTCCAGGCTACGACGACTATCTCGAATTTGACACACACATTTGGTGGTTAAGTGCCTAAATTTACGTGTTTATTAACACCAGGAAGATCGGGCTCTACGTTTTTATACACTGCATTTAATCAAATTCCAAATACTATTGCACATGAATCATACTATGTGTGTACTGATAATATCGAGCAGTGTTTTTCTTCTATTTACGGAAAATCGTTGGCAGAAAAAAACAGATTCATAAAGTCTAAGATCGAATATATCGAAAACTTAGACTGTGAATACTATGTTGATACTGTATCTCTTATATGCCAAGATAATAACTTAGAGTTGTTTATCGATAACGGTTATAAACCAAATGTCATTACGCTTCGCCGTGATCCAAGAGATGTTGCCTTAAGCTGGTATAGTTTTGGTTGGGATCCGACTAAGTCGCCTTTAACATCTGTCAATCCAAATGACAAAGATGCCATCAAAATCACATTACAGGATCCACATGATTATCAATATTGTTTATGGTATTGCTTTGAGATTGAAAGACTGTGTAGACAATATAAAACAAAACTTGAATCTTGGGGCGTCAAACATTATGAAACATCCTTGTCTCATATAATAGACAAAGACAAGTTTAATTTGATGTTAGATTTTTTTGAAATGCCTAACATATCAGAGATATGTCAAGGTAAAATAAATGAACTGAATGAATTTAAGGTCAGATCATTAGAAAATCATCTAATTCCTGAGTTGCAACAGCAGTTTCTAGAAAACATTAGAGACAATAATGACATAGAGTTTTTTGATATGGATCAGTGGAACTATTAGTCTCTATAAACAGGAAGTGGAAAACCATATTGTGCTACATTTCCTGGTGAAACATAATGTAAAAAGGCTTGTGTGATAGATTTTTGTTCTACCTTTGGTCGATAATGCCATCTTCCGTCAAATTCGGTTGTGCCATAAAACATAATAGCATCTCCTTCTTCCATAAAGACTTCTACAGGATTTGATCCGTGTTCGTCATCACAGAAACATAAAGACGTTGGCTGATCGCCGTCTTTGTCAATTAGTATAGTAGCTGAGAATTCACAGACAGAACGATCTCGATGGATCTTGAGTTCAGAATCGGTATAATATTGCCTAAAAAATACATAAGAAGGAATCAATTCAGTATTAAAGATGTCTTGCACTTTATTCTTATATGCGAGCAGCATACTATCAGCAAAGATAGTAGGTTGATAGTGATCGACATTGCCAATGAGATAAGGATTTGCTTCTACAGTCTTAATATTCGAAGCCTGTGAAACATCCATAAAAGACTTACAAATCTGAATTACTTCTGCAGATAAAAAGTTCTTGATGAGAACATATCCATGTTTTTTAAGATGTTTTCTAGCGTTTTTCATTATATGCCTTTCATCCACTTTGTTCCATGCTTCGAGCTGTACTTTGTTTCAGGATCGTATGCTGCAAAATCTTCGTAGCGAGGATCTCCTGGCTCAGCTCGCTTGCCGATGCTATACTCGCCGATATGATTGACGATGTTATTTCCTTCTTCGGTCTTGAGCTTACATGTTTGCATGCCAAGTTGTTGCAACGATTTCGCGACGACATACTCACTTAAGTTCTTCTCGCCTACTGATTCGGTATGAGGAAGATCTACTATGGCACGCGGAAAAACACTTGCCAAACTCCAAAAATATGCTTCAGAAAGTTCTCCTCGATATTTTCCGAGTGTAATGTCTGTTTCATAAGCCTGAGTTTCCTCTTCAAAATCATACCATTTTTGTCTTGTCAAACATACTTGAGAAACGTTACGATAATCATGTAAGATCTGAGTCATGTCGAGCATTCGAATCGGACAGTTGAACGTCACATCATCTTCTGATAGATACACGTAGTCATAATCTCGTTCTCTCAGCAGTTCGAAGGTTCGATTCCATACGTATGGCAAACCCATATTCTGTTGATGTAAGAAGATCTCGGTAAAACCAAAACTTTTGGCTAACTCGAACATCGTACCATCGTGGCGACCTTTTGGCATATCATCGATAAAGATGCCTTCGACTTCACAACCTTCAAAGTCTAACATATCACGCTGAGATTTGAGTGTAGGAATTAAATACTCGAGTCGATTCGTCGACCATATTACTTTACAAACTTTCATCTCACTTGCTCCGTGTCAAAAAAGAATGTCTGAAAAAGACGTCCATCATATAAATCTTTCCCAAAGTAATCTAAGCTAGCATGGAAAAGGTCACCGCTATAAAGAATCAATCGATTGTATTTGTTGCCTACAACATCGATTCGATCCCACTTGGTATAGTCATATGCTTCGTGCTCGTTTGTTGGAGCCCGATATTCGCCTGTTTCTTTGTGCCGATACATGGCAGTGCCAGCGGTATATGGAGCATCTGGTGACAAGTAGCATACACCAGCCCACATGCTTGTATGATCGCAATGAATCCACGTTCGATCTAAAGCGGTAGCGTATTGAAAGGCACCAGTATAACCGGAATCTTCGTGCCAATTGGAAATCTTTCCGACTGGATTCATCCAATGCTGAATGCAATCTTTGACATCTTGTGTCAAGAATGAAGGTGTTCGTTTTCCTGGATAGTTACCTATGACGCCAAAGTCTTGAGTTAAAGCAAAGGCTCTGACCGCGTCTGGATTGATATAGAAGTTATCAATAATCATCAAGTCTAAATTCATAATATTTCAAGTCCTCATGCTATACTAGTTGTATTTATACGTCTTATAAATAGCTAGACACATAAATATAATAAAGAGGTATTCGATGGCAACTCCTACTACAAAAGCGACATTTAAAGAGTATTGCCTTCGGAAGCTCGGCAAACCAGTCATTGAGATTAACGTCGACGATGATCAGGTAGATGATCGCATCGATGAAGCAATTCGTTACTGGTATGACTATCACTTCGATGGTTCAGAGAGAATATACTATAAGCATGCTATCACGTCAACTGACGTAACAAACAAGTATATCACTCTTCCAGAGAATATCATTGGTGCTGTCAGCATCTTCTCGATGGGTGATCCTTCGATTCGCTCTGACGACCTCTTTAATATTCGCTATCAGATCGCACTGAATGATATTTATACTTTGACAAACGTATCTCTTGTTCCATACTACATGGTCATGGAACATCTTGCACTCATGACTGAGCTTCTTGTTGGTAAACAACCTATTCGTTATTCTCGTCACAAAGATCGTCTTTATGTTGATATGGATTGGAATACAGTTGCTGTCGGTGAATTCTTACTCGTCGAAGCTTACGAAGTTGTAGATCCAGAAACATGGACAGATGCTTATAACGATCGTTGGCTTCAAAACTATGCTACGACTTTGATTAAAGAACAATGGGGTTCGAATCTTACAAAGTTTACTGGAATGTCCTTACCGGGTGGAGTACAGTTTAACGGAGAGAAAATCTACAATGACGCGGTCGACGCAAGAACTAAGATGGAACAAGAAATGATTTCATCTTATTCCCTTCCGGTTCTCGATATGATAGGTTAACCCTATGACAACCAATTTCTATTTTAACAACTTTACAAATAGTCAAGAGCAGATCTTAATCGAGGATCTGGTTCTTGAGTCTATTCAAATATATGGTCATGATGTATTCTATTGTCCTCGTACACTCGTAGCCAAAGATGAAATCTACGAAGAAGATGCAGTATCAGAATACAACAGTAATTACTTAATTGACATGTATATTCGTAGCTATGAAAGTTACGAAGGCGACGGGCAATTCTTGTCGAAGTTTGGTCTTGAAATCAGAGATCAAGTCACATTTACTGTCTCTGTTCGTAACTTTATGAATGAGATCGGAAACGTTGAGATGATCGATCGTCCTCAAGAAGGCGATCTGATTTATCTTGCAATGGCAGATCGTTTAATGTATGTGAAGTATGTGAACAAAACTCCTGTCTTTTATCAGATGGGCGCTATCCAGATGTATGATCTTGTTTGTGAGATGTTCGAGTATGGTAGCGAGAAGTTGAATACAGGTATTACAGCTATCGATAGCATTGAGAAAAACTCCAGTCTAAGTCTCGATGCCTTTGGAATCTTGACGAATGACAATTTACTTCTGATTACTCAAGAAGGAAATCCAATCATACAAGGTAGCTATGATTTTGGCACACAAGCCGGAGATGCATTCGAAGATAATATCGAGTTTGAAACAGACGGGGACACTATCCTTGACTGGACGCAGATAGATCCGTTTAGTGAAGGACAAGTATAATGTTTGGAAGAACATGGAATCATGACAGTTTAAGAAAATACATCATTGTATTTGGTACTGTCTTCAACGATATCTATATCAATCGACTTAGCTCGACTGGAGAAGTACTTCAGACTCTGAAAGTCCCTTTAACGTACGGTCCAAAAGACAAAATACTTTCGAGACTCGAACAAAGCCCGAGACTCGATAATCAAGTTGGTATTATTCTTCCTCGTATTTCTTTTGAAATGACGACTTTAGAATATGATCCTACTCGTAAGTTAAACACTCTGAATAAGCTGACGAAGCAATCTGCAACCGCGGGCACCGATGACGAAGTCAAGTATCAATATCAACCTGTTCCATATGATATGCAGTTCGAAATGAACATCTTAGTGAAGAATGCCGAAGATGGCACGCGTATCGTAGAGCAGATCGTACCTTACTTTACACCAGCTTTTACCGTAAGCGTGAATGTTGTACCAGAAGTCGATAGCGCGCGAGATATTCCTATTGTTCTAAATAGTATCTCTTCTCAAGATCAATATGAAGGCAACTTCGAACAAAGAAGAGCTTTAATATGGACACTTAGCTTTACATTGAAAGGTTGGTTGTACGGACCATCGAAGAAATCAAAACTAATTAAACACGCTGAAACTGTATTTAGATTTCCAGAAGATGTCGCGACCGGAAATACTAATAGCACAGCGAATACGATAGTAGTGACTTCACGTCCTGGACTCACCGCGAACGGAGAACCTACTACCAACACTGCTTTAAGTATTTCGTATGAAGATATTATAAGTACAGATGACTATGCCATTATTAATACAATTACTGAGAATATCTAATGAGCAATGAACTTGATAAATTTTTAAACATCGCCGCCGGCGATAACTTACCAGCTGTGATCGAAAAAAAGATGAGTACTCAAGTCTCGGCTGACTTTGAATTTGCTCGCGAGAATATGATGGAAGTCATTAATAAAGGGCAAGAAGCTCTCTTCGATCTAATGGATGTGGCAAAACAAAGTCAACATCCAAGAGCATATGAAGTACTTGCTGGAATGATGAACACTATGGTCGGAGCGAGTAAAGATCTTTTGGATTTACAAGTCAAAAAGAAAAAATTGATGGAAGATGATCCTTCTGCTTCTCCACAACAAGTCACAAACAATCTTTTTGTTGGTTCGACTGCAGAGTTACAAAAATATCTAAAGCAGCATAAAGATGGCGAGTGAAAATTACTTAGGTAATCCTCGATTAAAAAGAGCTGACACAAAGGTCGAGTATACTCCAGAGCAAGTTGCCGAGTATATTAAGTGCTCTGAGGATCCGATCTACTTCATCTTAACTTACTGTAAGATTGTCAATATTGACAAGGGTTTGATCATGTTCCCGCTCTGGGAATTCCAGAAGGAAATGATCCTTGCATTCGAAGAGAATCGATTTGTCATCTGTAAGATGCCTCGTCAGGTTGGTAAGACGACGACTGTTGCCGCTTATTTGCTTTGGAAGATCGTATTTAACGAAGAATACTCGATCGCTATTCTGGCTAACAAAGATAGACAGGCAAGAGAAATCCTTGGTCGTATTCAGTTGATGTTCGAGCATCTTCCGAAGTGGCTTCAGATGGGTGTGACTGAGTGGAATAAGGGTAACATTAAGCTCGAGAACGGATCTGAAATCCTTGCCTCAGCTACTTCGTCTTCTGCGATTCGTGGTACTTCACAGAACATGGTTTACCTCGACGAGTTTGCCTTCGTTCCGACCAATATTCAAGACGAATTCTTTGCTTCGGTCTATCCTACCATTTCATCTGGTCAAAGTTCGAAGGTTCTGATTACTTCGACACCGAACGGCATGAACATGTTCTATCGTATCTGGACCGAGTCAGAAGAAGGCCGTAATGCTTATGCTCGTGTCGATGTTCACTGGTCACAGATTCCAGGCCGTGACGAAGCATGGAGAGAACAGACGATCAGCAATACGTCTGAAGATCAGTTCAGACAAGAATACGAGTGCGAGTTCCTTGGTTCTTCGAATACTTTGATTCATCCTACCAAGCTTCGTAATATGGTCTATAAACAACCGATTGCTCAGGCAGACGGTGGACTCAAGATCTATGAAGAGCCAGAACCAGATACCATTTATGCTATCGTGGTTGATACTGCTCGAGGAGCCGGAGCAGATTATTCTGCTTTTATTGTCGTCAACGTATCGACGATGCCATATCGTCAAGTCGCAGCATTTCGAAACAATCTAATATCTCCATTAATATATCCAAATATTATCTACGGTGCCGCAGTCAAATATAATGATGCTCTCGTTCTCGTCGAAACAAATGATATTGGTCAGCAAGTCGCGGACATCTTACACTATGATCTTGAATATGATGGAGTTCTGGTGACTGCGAATAATGGTAGAACAGGACAAAGTTTATCAGGTGGTTTTGCTACCACTACACACTATGGAGTCAAAACATCAAAGCAAGTCAAGAGAATTGGTTGTGCCACATTGAAAACTCTTGTTGAGGGTGACAAGTTTTTAATTTATGATTATGATACTATCTATGAGTTGAGTCGTTTTTCACTCAAGAACACTCTGAAAGGAAATCAGTCTTACGAAGCAGAAGACGGCAATGATGACATGGCCATGTGTTGTGTTCTCTTTGCCTGGTTGACTACACAACCGTATCTGAAAGAGATTACAAATATCGATATTCGTATGCAAATTTACGAGCAGAACGAAAAGATGCTTGAGCAACAGATGCTACCATTCGGTCTCATGAGTACAGGTGATGATGCTCATGACGAAGAAGTCAATGAGTCGTTATTTGACGGCGGACCAAGAGATGATTTTTGGGTAGCGCAAAAGCGTGGTTTTTTCGAAGGAAACTTTTAGTATCAAATTAAATATACGATTAATTTGGGTTTTATGAACAAATACCCTAATTTTTTGAAGTTATAAATAAAGTAAATGCAACTTACATGACTAACCTTTAAAGGGAGATAACAATGGCGTTTCAAGTCAGCCCAGGAATCAATGTTTCCGAAATTGATCTTACAACTACTGTTCCAGCACTTGCGACTACGGTCGGCGGTTTTGGCGGAGTATTTCGTTGGGGACCAGTCGGAAAGTTCGTTCTTGTAGATTCAGAAAATACACTCGCAAATCGCTTCGGTAAACCGACCTCGGACAACTACGAAACGTTTTATACAGCCGCAAATTTCCTTTCTTATGGAAATGCTTTGTATGTTTCGCGGGCCGCCAATACAACAGGTTTTTCTAATACAGCGACTGTTACGCTTAGTAGTAATACTACGCTTGCCACGGCGAACGGCGCGGCTCTTGGCCTTACAGTTGGTAATCGCGTGCAAGGCGATGGCATTCCCGATGATACCTTCGTTACAGCGGTTTCCAATACCACTACTACTATTTCGAGAGCCGCGACAGCAAATGCTTCAGCTCTAATTTCATTCTTTGCGAATGCTACTACTCTCTCTGCTTATGCTGGTGATACAGCTGCAGTCGTTGCATCAAACGTAGTTGTTAGAAACTCAGAAGAATTTGAAAACAAAGGCGCAGCGAATACAACTTTCGCTGGAACAGAGTTTGTAGCTCGTTATCCGGGTGCACTCGGTAACTCTCTCAAAGTTTCAATGTGCGACAGTGATAGACAATACGCTGAAACCATCACGTTTGAAACTAATACTTCATGGGGTTCAACCACTGCAAATGCATATGCTCTTGCTGATCTTACATCGGCAACAATAGCTATCGATGTTGGTAGCAATACTGCTAACGTAGTATTCGTATGGTCTAACGACGATTTCGCAGATCGTGTAGCCGCTTCTGCAACAGCACGCGCAGTTGGATCGAACGGTGTATCAGCTAACTTTATCTCTCTTGCTACCGCAAATACACTCTTTACGAACGGTGACGCAGTATGGTATGCAAAGGGAGCTTCTTCGACTGCGAATAGCATTCAAGGTTTATCAGAAGGTACATCGTACTACATTACTGGAGCGAATACAAGTGGCTTTACTCTCTCGCTAACATCTGGCGGAGCAAACGTTGCCATCTCGAATGGCGCAGCCAACTCGGTTGTTTATTTTACAAAACAAACAGCGACTGGTCTCGGTCTTACTCTTGCACAAGCACGTCTGGCTGTCACAGCGCTTAAAGATAAGATCACTGTCGGCGATTATATCGAAGTTGGTAATACTTCTATCGGTAAGCAGAACATGAAGGTTGTCTCAGAGGGCGCGCAAGCCGATGACGGTACAAACATTTACTTCAACATCGTTTTCGATTCAACTTGGAACAAGTCGACTAACTTTAGTGCTACTTCACTGAAGCGTCAATGGGAATACTTCAACACTGTAGATTCTGCTCCAGGCGTATCTCAAGCGATGACAAACGCCGGACTTTCTACGAAAGACGAAGTTTCAGTTGTTGTGGTTGACGAAGATGGTCTAATCAGCGGAACACCTGGTCAAGTGCTTGAAATCTACCAAAACCTTTCGCGTGCAACAGATGCTAAGAAAGAAGATGGTACAACTAACTACTACAAGACGGCGATCAACGACTTCTCACGTTGGATTTGGGCTACAAACGATCGCTCTGGCGCTGCTTCGAATACTCTCTCAACCGTTGCTAACTCGACCAATACGACGACTTATACAAAGTCATTCGTTCGCGGAACAGACGGTGCGACAGAAAGTACAGTATCAATGGCAGCCGTTGGTGCTGCATACGATCTCTTCGCAGATGCAAGTACAGTCGATGTTTCTTTGATTCTTCAAGGGAAAGCAATCGGAACGAACGACGTTCAGTTAGCTAACTATCTGATCGACAACATTGCAGAAGTTCGTAAGGATTGCGTAGTATTCGTTTCGCCAGCCTACTCTGATGTTGTAGGTATCACTACAGAAAATGCACAAGCGCAGAACATCGTAGATTTCAGAAATCTTCTGCGTAATACCTCATATGCATTCCTCGATTCTGGTTACAAATATCAGTACGACAAGTATGCAGATATCTATCGCTACATTCCATTGAACGGCGATATTGCTGGTATTACTGCTCGCAGCGATAGCCTAAAAGATCCTTGGTTCTCTCCTGCTGGATTTACTCGCGGTCAAATTAAAAACCTCGTCAAGCTGGCGTTTAGCCCTGGAAAAACTGAAAGAGATCTTCTGTATAAGAATGATGTCAATCCAATCGTGACATTCCCGGGTCAAGGCACAGTACTCTACGGAGATAAGACTCTCCTCGGTCGTGCAAGTGCATTCGATCGTATTAACGTACGTCGCTTGTTTATTGTTCTTGAAAAGGCGATTGCAACAGCTTCAAACTCTACGCTGTTTGAATTCAACGACGATTTCACAAGATCACAGTTTGTGAATCTGGTTGAGCCATATCTTCGCGACGTTCAAGGTCGTCGTGGAATCTTTGACTTCCGCGTGGTTTGTGACGAGACGAATAACACTGCTGAAGTAATTGACAGCAATCGCTTTGTTGGAGACATCTACATTAAGCCTGCTAAGTCGATCAACTTCATTCAGCTAAACTTCGTCGCCGTCAGATCTGGTGTCGAGTTCAACGAAATCGCTGGCCAGTTCTAATAAATAAAAATAAACGTAGGAGGAAAGTAAATGGCTTTTAATATCAATGAAATGAGAAGCCAGCTACAATTTGGCGGTGCAAGACAAAATCTGTTCCAAGTGGATATTTCAAATCCCGCGAACAGTGATGGAGATCGAAAAACAAGATTCATGTGTCAGGCAGCTCAGCTGCCTGGCTCTGATCTTGGAGTCATTCCAGTGTTTTACTTTGGTCGTCAAATGAAGTTAGCTGGTGATAGAACATTCGCCGAATGGACAGTCACAATCATGAACGATGAAGACTTCTTGATTCGGAATGCCATGGAAGAATGGTCGAATCAGATCAATCGTCTACAGCGCAACGTCAGAGAAATTGGCCCTGGATATAAGTCTCAGGCCACAGTCACTCAGTTTGGTAAAGATGGTACGAAGATCCGTACTTATGATTTTAACGGAATCTTCCCAAGTAATATCAGCCCTATCGAGCTCGATTGGTCGACGACTGATCAGATCGAACTGTTCCAGGTGACATTCCAATATGACTACTGGTCAGTTGGTAAGGTCGGACAGACAGGCGATGCCGGCGGTGATTAATAAGTAAAGGGTAGTTATTACCCTTACTTTTTTTGTTATTTAAATTGGAGAATCCATGGCCGAGTTATTTGGTTTTGAAATTAAAAGAAAGCAAGAAGAAAAAGCGCTTCTATCATTTGCCCCAAAACAGGACGATGATGGAGCGCTTGTTCTTGCTGAAGGTGGAGCTTACGGCCAGTACGTTGATATGGAAGGTTCTATTCGAACCGAATCAGAGCTTGTCTCGACGTATAGAGAGATGGCTCAACATCCTGACATCGAATTGGCAGTCGATGATATTATCAACGAAGCGGTTGTCATTGATCCAAAAAAAGAAGTCGTATCTTTAAATCTTGACGATTTAAAACAGCCAGACAAAGTCAAGAAACTTATTCTCGACGAATTCGAAACTGTACTCGAACTTCTTGAATTTAATAGCCACGCATACGAGATCTTTCGGAAATGGTATGTCGACGGCAGAATATTCTATCACTTGATGATCGACGAGAAGAAGCCGAGAGAAGGTATTCAGGAACTACGCTATGTAGATCCTCGCAAGCTTCGGAAAGTCAAGACTCAGAAGAAAAGAAAAGTTGCAAAAGATTCAAACGTCATTGTTCCGATGGTAGGCGAAGAGTTCTACATCTACAATGAAAACGGTTTTGGTAAAACTCCAAGTCAACCGAATTATCAAGATCCTACTACACAAGGCATTAAGATCGCAGTCGACTCGATTGTCAACGTATCTTCTGGCCTTGTCAATGTCAAAGGTGACATGGTTCTTGGTTATCTGCAGAA